AAGCAGTTTGTGGCTCAACCTAAGAAAATCGCAAAAAAAACCAGAGCCTACAGGAAGGTAAAGTAGGTGTGGAACCTGATTAATGGAGCGTGGACTATCGCTGGCTTTATTAAGATGTATCTAGATAAAAGAAAAAGAGCGAAGAAAAATGGCAAGAACACTAAGCGAAAAACAAGTTAAGTTTCTAGAGGTCTTGTTTGAAGAGGCTGGCGGTGACGCTGTGACAGCTAAGAAGTTGGCTGGCTACAGTCACAACACGCCTACGACAGCTATAGTGGAGACATTGAAGGATGAGATATTCGAGGCTACTAAAACGTATATGTCACGGATTGGACCCAAAGCTGCAGTTGCTTATGGTAAGGCTTTGGACGATCCTACCCAGCTAGGAATAAAAGAAACACTTATGGCTGCAGGTCAGATACTTGATCGTGCAGGTATAGTTAAAACTGAAAAGGTTTCAGTGGAGTCTACAGGTGGATTATTTATATTGCCACCTAAAGAGAACGATGCTTCTACAACTGAGGAATGAAAGACCCCTACAGTATGAATACTGGATGCTTCCTAGAGTTCCGTACAAAGCGAAGCTCTGGATGCGAATACCTAGACTTAGCCAATATGTTCCGTTTGGGTACGAAGTAGATCCACAGGATGATGAGTGGTTAAACCCCATACCTACAGAATTAGAGTTATTAGAATTAGCTAAAAAACACATAAAACAATATAGTTTAAGACAAGTTGCAGCTTGGCTAACTACACAGTCAGGCAAAAGCATATCACACCACGGGTTAAAGAAAAGATTAGATGTCGAAAGAAAGCGAAAGAGGATTACTAAAATTAAACGCCAGTATGCCAAGCGGCTCGAAAAGGCGTTACGTCAAATCGAAATACTCGAAAAAGAAAGAACAGGAGCCTACACCTACGAAGAAGAAAGTGGTGACAGCGATACCCCCAGCGCAAGTGAAGCCACCTGAGTTCAACGTAGAACGCGCACAGAATGTTGTATTTCAGCCTAACCCCGGTCCTCAAACACAGTATCTAGCAGCATCAGAACGAGAGGTATTATACGGTGGTGCAGCAGGTGGCGGCAAGTCGTATGCAACTTTAGCTGATCCTCTTCGTAATTTAAACAACCCTGACTTTAGTGGCTTGCTTGTACGACACACAACAGAAGAACTAAGAGAGCTAATACAAAAAAGTCAAGAGTTATACCCTAAAGCAATACCTAATATTAAATGGTCAGAGCGTAAGTCACAGTGGACTACACCTAGAGGCGGCACACTTTGGATGTCGTACTTGGACAGAGACACAGATGTTATGCGCTATCAAGGACAAGCGTTTAACTATGTAGCCTTTGACGAGTTGACGCAGTGGAACAGCCCCTATAGCTGGAACTACATGCGTTCAAGATTACGTAGTGCAAACAAAGATTTAGGCTTGTACATGAGAGCAACAACAAACCCCGGTGGCCCCGGTCACGCATGGGTTAAGAAGATGTTCATTGACCCAGCAAAACCTAATACACCTTTCTGGGCAACGGACATAGAGACTAGTGAGGTTTTAAAGTTTCCACAAGGGCATAGTAAAGCTGGTCAACCCCTATTCAAACGAAGATTTATACCTGCTAGTCTCTTTGATAATCCATACTTAGCTGAGAGTGGCGACTACGAAGCAATGCTTTTGTCACTTCCAGAGCATCAAAGAAAGCAGTTATTAGAAGGGAACTGGGATGTAAACGAGGGAGCAGCATTCCCTGAGTTTAACAGAAAGATACACGTAGTTGAACCGTATGACATACCTAAAAGCTGGGCCAAGTTTAGAGCTTGTGACTACGGTTACGGTAGCTACACAGGAGTTGTTTGGTTAGCAGTCAATCCACAAGAACAGTTAGTAGTATATAGAGAGTTATATTGTTCTAGAGTTACAGCAACAGATTTAGCAGATATGATATTGGAAGCAGAGCATGATGATAATATCAGGTACGGTGTGTTGGATAGCTCCCTGTGGCACAAGCGTGGAGACACTGGACCCTCTTTGGCTGAACAGATGAACCAGAAGGGTTTGCGTTGGCGACCTTCTGACCGTTCTAAAGGTTCAAGGGTGGCAGGTAAGAACGAGCTACACCGCCGTTTGCAGGTGGATGAGTTTACTGAGGAGCCAAGACTTGTGTTCTTTTCTACTTGCACCAACACGATAGCACAGCTTCCGGGTATACCGTTAGATAAAAGAAATCCAGAAGACGTGGATACTAACTCAGAAGACCACTTGTACGATGCTTTAAGGTATGGTATAATGACACGACCCCGTAGTTCCTTATGGGATTACAATCCTGTATCACACAGGACAGGCTTTCAAGCCGCTGACTCAGTATTTGGATATTAGATAACATGGCAGAAACAGAAAACAATCAAGGCGAACTATTTGAAACAGATGAAGTATCATCTATTCAAGACTCAGATGAGCTAGATGCGCTGGGTGTTGTAGCTTTCGTGCAGTCTAAGTTTCAACGTGCAGAGGATGCAAGGTTTGCAGATGAGAACAGATGGCTACGTGCTTACAGAAACTATCGTGGTTTGTACAGCACAGACGTGCAGTTTACTGAAACTGAAAAGTCTCGCGTGTTTATTAAGGTAACTAAAACAAAAACACTAGCTGCATACGGACAGATTGTAGATGTTTTATTTGGTAACTCTCGCTTTCCTCTCACAGTCAATCCTACAACTTTACCAGAGGGTGTAGCTGAGTCTATGCATCTTAGTATAAACCCTCAAGCAGAGGAAGCCAAAGATCAGCTAGAGGATGCCTTTGGTAACAAACCACCCGTCACGCTTTTGTTTGATCCAGATGAGAAGTTAAAACCCGGTGAGACAATGTATGACCGCATGAAGCGCATGGGTCCACTAGAAGACAAGCTAGAGTACGCATCAGATAAAATTATAGAGGGTCCGGGTACAACACAAGACACAGTTACTTTTCATCCTGCTATGGTTGCAGCTAAGAAGATGGAAAAGAAAATACACGATCAGTTAGAAGAGAGTGGCGCAAACAAACAGTTACGTCATACATCTTTTGAGATGGCGCTCTTTGGAACAGGTATAATGAAGGGTCCGTTTGCCATAGACAAAGAGTATCCTAACTGGGGTGATGATGGCAACTACGATCCTACAATAAAGACTGTACCCTCTACAAGTCACGTAAGTATTTGGAACTTCTATCCTGACCCTGATGCTTACAACATGGACGAAGCAGAGTATGTAGTAGAGCGTCACCGTATGACACGCTCACAGATACGTGGTTTAAAGTCAAGACCGTTCTTTAGAGAAGAGTCTATAGACGAAGCTATAGCTATGGGCGAGTCCTACGAAAAGAAATACTGGGAACAAGACATGGAGGATGAGTCACAGTATAGCTCTGCTCCATATCGCTACGAGGTGCTAGAGTTTTGGGGTTACGTAGATACAGACATCTTAGCAGAACACGGTGTAACAATACCTAAAGAATTACGTGACTCAGAGCAGCTAAGTGTAAATGCTTGGGTGTGCAACGGTAAAGTTTTACGTTTAGTTCTTAACCCGTTTAAGCCAGCACGTATACCTTATTACGCTGTACCATATGAACTAAACCCATACTCATTCTTTGGGGTAGGTATAGCAGAAAACATGGATGATACACAAACCCTAATGAACGGGTTTATGCGTATGGCTATAGATAATGCAGCACTAAGTGGTAATCTTATAATAGAAGTAGATGAGACTAACTTAGTTCCGGGCCAAGACTTGTCTGTATATCCGGGCAAGGTGTTTCGCAGACAGGGTGGTGCTCCCGGTCAAGGTATTTTTGGGACTAAGTTTCCTAACGTAGCCAGCGAGAACATGCAACTATTTGATAAAGCGAGGGTACTAGCAGATGAATCTACTGGCTTCCCATCTTTCGCACATGGTCAGACAGGCATACAGGGTGTGGGCCGCACTGCTAGTGGTATCAGTATGCTTATGTCTGCTGCTAACGGTAGTATTAGGAATGTTGTAAAGAACGTAGATGACTATCTTATTGCACCTCTAGGTCGCGCTTTCTTTGCGTTTAATATGCAGTTTGACTACGATGAAAGTATCAAGGGTGACTTAGAAGTAAAAGCACAAGGCACAGAAAGTCTGATGGCTAACGAAGTACGCTCCCAGCGCTTGATGCAGTTCTTAGGTGTTGCATCTAATCCTATGTTACAGCCCTTCGTTAAGTCTGACTACATCATACGTGAGATAGCTAAGAGCATGGATCTTGATCCTGACAAAGTTACAAACTCCCTGAGTGATGCAGCTATACAAGCTGAGATACTCAAGAAGTTTGCTACACCTCCTGAACCCCCACAAGGCGCAGCACCAGAAGGAGCACCACCACCTGAAGGTGTTACACCTCCCCCAGCAGGTACAGGCGTAGCTGATACGACAGGTGCAGGTGGCGGCACTATAGGCACAGGCACAGCACCAGCACCGGGTGAGCAAGGATTTACTGGTACATGATAGTAAAAAAGTTAGTAAACGATAAACCCCTGTGGGATGGCTTCTTAGAAGTGCTTAACGAAAAGATAGAGACAGCCCAGCGCAAACTAGAACAAGAGACAAGCATGGAGGGTATCTATCGTGCTCAAGGTGAGATAGCTGCACTTAAACGTTTAACATATTTGAGGGACGAAATAAATGGCAGAGGATGATACCGTAATGTTTAGCTCCATACGACCTAGAGCTAGACCAGATAATGTTAAACCATCACCACCTTTTGATCCAACAAAAGACGATGATGATCCCCCACAAGAGGCAAAAAAACTATCCATACCAGTAACTGATGACTCAGGTGATACCATAGGTAGTGTATCCAATGATAAAGTTTCTTTTGATCAAGGATTTTTTGATAGATATAAAGCCTCTGATGATATAGCTAAAAAAACTAGAGATAGCTTTAAACAAGTTATGGATGTAAAAGATTTACTAAATATAAGTGACAATGTAGGCTTTGATAACATAGCAGGTAATGATGTTTTAACTGTCGGTTTAGGAGGAGGCTTTAGAGCTTTTCTTGGTGGCAGAAGCGTAGACCGACCTGTGGCTGGTGTTGGTTTAAAGTTTGCTGAGGGTGGTGCTGTAGATAATGAAATGGAGGAGATACTCACTGAGAAGAAAGATCCTGTCAGTGGTAACACTGCACCACTAGGAGCCACAACTGCAGAGGTACGTGATGATATACCTATCATGGCAAGCCCTAACGAGTTTATGATTAACGCTGCAACCAGACGTTACTACGGCACAGAGTTTTTTGAGAACTTACAGAAAGCTGCAGAGCAAGGCTTCAAGAGAATTAAAGCAGGTGAAGAGTCTTTCTTTAGAGATGATGAGCTAGAAACAGATCAAGAACCACAAAAGTTACAAGAGGGTGGTGTTGTTAATTCTCAAACAGAAGAAGTTTTTAGTAGTGGGCGCAACAGACCAAGACGAACTGTTAGTCAAGATTATTTAGACAGGTCTAAAGAAGCTACTAAACAATCTGTAGAAAATATAGTTGGTATGCTTCCGGGTGTTGGAACTGCTATGACTGTTTCCAATATTAAAGAAGAATTAGAAAAAGATAATCCTGACTATGGTAAAGTAGGAATGATGGTTGCAGGTGAAGCTGTAGGTCTTGTTCCCGGTCTTGGTGGTGTTGCAAAAACTTTAATATCTAAAAAGATTGATGATATTTGGTCTTATCCTGATCAACTTTATGATTCAGCAGAAACATCTATTAACGTAAGTAAGAAACCTGCAGGTTATAACGAACTTAAAAAACGTGGTGATATTAAAGAGGGCGACCTTATAGTTGATATTGGTGGTGGAAAGTTTGATAATCTTGTAGACGATGCTGCAGAACAAGGTGCTACAGTAAAAGTATACGATCCTTTTAACAGATCACCTGAACATAATAAAGATGTTGTTGAGTCTGTTAGGGATGGAAAAGCTGACATGGCAATGTCTCATAATGTACTAAATGTTATTCAAGAAGATAAAAATATTATTAACATTGCTAGACAAGCTGAGAATGCTATCAAACCTAATGGTAAAGCTCACTTTTCTGTCTATGAGGGGACAGGTAAAGGTGAAGGTAAAGTTACCACAAAAGGTTTTCAAAGAAATCAGAAGACTCAGGATTATATTCGTTTAATTGAAGAAGTCTTTGGTAAAGGCAATGTTACCAAAAAAGGTAAAATAATTACAGCTACTAAAAAAGAAACTAAAGGTTTTAACGAAGGTGGTGAAGTAAAAGATATACCTGATCGTAACATACCACAGCCTACAGGCGGCGGCTTTGGGGGCTTTGGTGGTACAGGCGAGATGTTTACTGGCTTTGAGTTTAAACAGTATGTACACCCATCAAAGCCAGAAATACAAATAGTATTCTTTAATGGCAGACCTCTAAGCCCTATACCAGAAGGATACACATTAAAAGCAGCCGCACCTGTAGAACAACAAGAACAAAAAAGAGAAGAAGATGATAGGGACCGTGGGTTTGACTTAAAAGATCAACCCCCCTCTTGGAGAAATACAGATCCTACTGATTGGTCTACAAGTGACTTTAAACAATACATAGCCGATACAGACAAAAGAAAAAGTAAAGATGTAGGTAAATTAACATTAGTTGAGAAAGCTATACTACAGCTTGTAGGAAACGTAATATTTCCCGGCGGTGGTTTTGCCTTAACTAAATTAGCAAACAATAGCACACTAAAACAAACAGATGGAATAAATAAAAAAATAAATAGTTTATTACAGTCAGGTAAAGATGCAGACGGTAATCCTTTATCAGATGATACAAACAATATATTATTTAGAGCACAGTATTTCGCTAACTTAGCAAACTCTAATCTTGATAAAACAGGTCAAACAAAAGGTACTCCTATCTTTGATCAGCCTTTCTTTGAAAAAGATGATGATGACGATCCTGATACACCACCAGTTTTAGACACTGAAAAATTAAAACCAAGTGAGGATGTGTTGAAGGAAGCGTTTGGCGAGGATTATGTAGAACCCGACGAAGACAAACAAAAATAAGGCTACCCGGCTATATGCTGGCCCCACATAAAAAAGGAAAACAAAATGCCAGAACTAACAGAAGTGGAAACCCCAAAGAATGCAGGATTTGTACAACCCAAGTCAAACCGTAACGCAAACAAGAAACGTATAGAAAAGGATGAGGCAGAACTTAAAGCCCTCCTTGAAGGGAGCGCAGAACAACCCGCAACGGAAGAAGCTGCCCAAGAGAAAGCGTCCAATACAGAAGTTGAAGAAGAAACGCTATCTGCAGAAGAAAGAACGTATAAGAAACGGTACGGTGATTTACGCATCCATCTAAACAAACAAACGGAAGAAATAAAAGAACTAAAAGAACAGATAAAAAATGCCGTTAAGGGTGATGTAAGAGCACCTTCTTCAGATGAAAGCATAGAGGCGTGGGCTAAAAAGTATCCTGATATAGCAAGCATAGTCGAGACTATCGCCACTAAGAAAGCAGACGAAAAGTTTGCAAAAGCAGATCAGAGGCTACAAGAGATTGATAAGATTAACGCTGCCACCCAGCGCTCTAAATCAGAGAATGAAATACGTTCAGCACACGCTGACTTTGATGAGTTACGAGATAGTGACGACTTCCACAACTGGGCAGAAGAACAACCTAAGTGGGTACAGGATGCACTGTACGAGAACCAAGATGACCCTCAGTCCGTGATACGAGTTATAGACTTGTTTAAGGTAGACAAGGGCATGGACACAAAGTCTAGAAAGCGCAACACAAAAGAAGCTGCATCACAAGTTAAGACAAAGAGAAACACTAGGATTGACGATGCAGGTGTAGCAGGACAGATTAAAGAGTCAGACGTACAACGTATGTCATCGAAAGAATACGAAGCACGATCAGATGATATTATGGAAGCAATACGCAACGGTAAGTTCGTATATGATATTTCTGGTGGTGCAAGGTAAAAAAAGTCTTGACATAGTAAATTAAGTAGATATAACTATGTCTATGAACTAAAAGTATAAAGCCCTAGTACAACTAGCTACCTTTTTACTTTTACGCACTAAGCTAAAATACTAAGATAAGACCTACCTAGTTTAGTATAGGCCCGACATCATGCACAAAGGCCAACGTGTATGTTGATTGCACCCTAAAATAACTAGCCTCTTTCAAAGTGTCACGCTTATTAACCTAAGCCAAACATCTATATGGAGGATTTTAATTATGGCTTTTTCATCGGCGTCAGGTTACGGCAACTTACCTAACGGTAATTTTAGTCCCGTAATCTACTCCAAACAGGTACAGCTTGCGTTCCGCAAAAGTACCGTAGTAGGAGAAATAACTAACTCTGATTATTTTGGGGAGATTAGTGCGCAAGGGGATACCGTGCGTATTATCAAAGAACCTGAAATTTCAGTACAAGCCTACACTCGTGGCACAACTGTCACAGCGCAGGATCTTGATGATGAAGACTTCAATTTAACCATTGACAAGAGCAACTACTTTGCTTTTAAAATGGATGACATTGAAGAGGCACACTCGCACGTAAACTTTATGCAGCTTGCTACGGATCGTGCAGCTTATCGTCTGAAAGATCAGTACGATCAAGACGTGCTAGGTTATCTTGCAGGTTTTACACAGTCTGCATTACATGGTTCACCAGACACAGCCAACACAACCGTAAACGGTTCTAAGTCTGTTCTTACTGCTGGATCAGATGAACTGTTGTCTTCTATGAAGATTATCAAATCATCATTTGGTAACATCACTACAGCGTCTGCAGGGGACCACTCTATCCCACTGACAGCACGTATGCCCGGTGCTACATCACTGCCAACTGCAACAGCTTCACCAGCAATGGTTGTAGCTCGTATGGCTCGTTTGCTTGATCAACAGCAGGTAGACACAGATGGTCGCTGGCTCGTAGTGGACCCGGTGTTTATGGAGCTACTTCGTGACGAAGACAGCCGCTTTATGAACGCTGATTTTGGTGAGTCAGGTGGTCTTCGCAACGGTCTTGTGATTAACAACTTTCATGGTTTCCGTATGTACACGTCCTCAAACCTACCATCCGTAGGAACTGGACCCGGCACATCAGGAACAGCTAACCAGAACTCTAACTTTGGAGTGATTGTTGGTGGACATGACAGTGCTGTTGCTACTGCAGAGCAGATCAACAAGACTGAAACATATCGTGACCCTGACAGCTTTGCTGACATTGTTCGTGGTATGCATCTATATGGTAGAAAGATTCTTCGCCCTGAAGGTATCGTGACTGCCAAGTATAACGCAGCGTAAGGGAGGATTGAATTATGGCTACTATTTCTATGTCCACAAACTCAGCCTCTACTTCCAACAATGGCGGTACAGGCAATAAGCAGCTTCGTGGTAGCTTGGTAACTCTGCAGAACGATATTGATCTTGCAGATGCAATTCTACAAAATGGTGGCACTGCTTTAGCAGCTAATGACATCATCGAAGCCATCGCTGTCCCAGCAAACACTATGATCCTGTACGCAGGTTTTAAAGTTGTCACTGCTATGACAGGTACTACTACTGACTCTGCTTTGCATGTTGGTATTACAGGCACAGACGTAGACTTGTTTGCTGCGTCATTTGACTTAGATGGTGCTTCAGTAGGAGACATTACTCCACCTGCAGGTCTGTCTAGCGGTGTCGTTGCTAACGTACCAGCGTTTACTGCAT